CCCATCTTGTCGCCGAAGCCTTGAACTTCTTGCTCCGCGCCTTTGACGCCACGCTTTAATTCATCAAAGTCTGCGTCAAATGTAATCTTGACCTTTGGAATTCCAGCCATTAGTCGAGCCCCAATTTCTTAACGACATCTTGAACCATTTGAGCATATTCACGCGCAACGATCGGCGTGTAATAATCAACCGCTGGAGTCATCCAGTAGCCGCGTTTATTCCGAGCTGCCTTGAATCGATTTGTATAAGCTCGACCTAGAAAATCCGTTCCACGACCAGAGCCATATTCGGTTCCCCAAAGCAAGGCTCCAGCTGGCGCGGATTGCTGTCTAACTTTGTTACCTTTTCCAGACTTTGATTGTTCACCGCCATATTTACGCCCGACCTTCTTCGTACCACCGACATCAACACGAATCAATCGATCTCTTTTTGCGACGATAGATTGAGCGACAAGCTTTGTCTGTGGCGATGGCGCGGATTGGCTAAACATAAGAAGCTGTCCAGCAAGCCGCTGAGATAATGGAAGCGCCTTTGATCGGATTTCATCTTGAGATTCTTTGTCAAGTGCGTTCAGCAATCCAATGAGATTTCGGAATTCGACAGGATCAACGGTGATTTCAAACCGCCCCTGTTTGGCTTTACTTGCCATTCCTTTTCTCCAGTATCTCGATCGCGGTGTAAATCTGCTCCGCCGTTTCCCATTCTTTCATTGGTATCCCTGTCGCTATTGCGAGTTCAACCAATACCCGATTTAGGCTTCCGGCGGCGTAGCTTTTGGGCTATCCACTTCCTCGGATCGAATGTCATCCACCGTATCGCACCAGATTTCGTATGGCTTAATGGGCTGCCCTGCAAGCTCTCGTTTCTTCGCGTTATATGCCAAGAAGAGAAGATCATCAAGTCCGACATTATCGCCGAGCTGTGTAACCTTCAAGCCTGTCTTGCGTTCCCACTTAACGAATTCCGGTGTCGATGCGGTGAATGATTCCGAATCTCCTGAGAAATATGTAATTGTGATTCCTGTTTTCATGCTCCCGATTTCCTATCTCTTAGCTAAATGTCTCTGTTGGTGTTCCCACTACTTGAAAGGATAGTGAGACTGTTTGCGCATCTGGCGCTGAACCGCCGACATTTGGAAATGTAGGCAGAATATTACAAGCGAATACCGCGCCTGTAACGGCTGTTAAAGATGCGGCAAGGGTTGTATTTGGTGCGGTCTCCGTGGCTGTCCATAGTGATTCGCATAGTGAAGCGGCTGCGCCCCAGTCTGCGAGCATTTCTACATTGAGCATCCATGAATCGTCGATTGCTTTGTAAGCGCGTCCATCGAGTGTCTGATAAGTCTCGATGACATGGTCAGCTTCGAGTGAGACGGATGTTGCTTGTGCGTCGTAACTTACGGTGGCGATCGTCAATACGAGATCGCGCCCTGTGATGACGGTCGTTGCCATAATTGCTCCTAGTTTGTTTGTGTGTACTGGGTTGAAAGTTCGATCTCGGACATCAGAATTTCTGAAGCTCCAATCGTCATTGGGACTGGATTAGACACCGATCCCACGGTGTAACCCGACGGGATAACCGCCAGAATGCTGATGATCAGCTTCTCGATGTTGTCGAGTGCTGAAGCGTTGGAGTACATAGCGACTCCGACTGTGATGACAAGATTGATCTTGACTCGGGTTGAAGTTCCAATGAGATTGGCTTCAAGATATGGCGTACTAGGTACGACAGCGGCAAAAGGTACGATCGGAGCTTCTGGGACTGAGTCGTATGTGTTAGCCGCGACATTCTGAATGGCTGTTTTTAATGCGCCGCGGACATTGACTGCGATTGATGATGCGGTCATGCCAGCATCGCTCCGGTATCCAAAGACTTGCCAAGAATTCCGATGACGCGATTCAAGAGTGAGCGACCCATTCTGTATGGCGTAACTTGAAAGTCCACGCCTTCAATCTGTCCGCCAGCCGCGGTGATTGATTGGAATACTTCTACCGATACGACAATGATAGCTTCGTACACAGCTGGATTCGATGCATAGATTGTGGCTGCATCCTTGCCTGAAAGATAAGTATCACCATGTGGAATGACTGCATTGAAGTTAATATCGGCGTTTGTTTTAGCGTAAGAAAATTCGTATTCAGTTCCAATTGCTGTGACTGTGTAAGTGCCATTAAATGTCGCATCAACATTTGCCACGACAACACTTGATCCGACGATGTAATTGTGTGGAGTGTTGGTTGTAAGAGTCGCAACATTTGAACCGATGCGGCGATCTGTAATTGCCGAAGAATAAGAGACAAGAAGCGGCAGAATGACAAGCTCGCTTGTATCGATGATCTTTTGAAGATATGCGTCGGAGTATAGAGAAGAGCTCACGCCTAGCACAGAACGAAGTTCTGACGGAGTGACAAGTGACATGAGCTCTTCCCTTTCTACTGCTGAGGCGACTCGGGAGCGAATCGCCTCATGATTGATGTGTGATGGATCAGGTTTTATTTACGCCAAATGCGCCAGCGCCAATTTTTGTCGCCACGGCACCAAACGAATAAACGCCCACAGTAATGGATCCGTCAGCTGTTGATTCAGCGCGTAGCTGATAGCTAGGGGATTCGTACCATGTGTATGAATCTGGATTGATGATCATGATTGAATCATCGGTGTCTGTTGTTGCAGCTGTGTTAGCTGTTACATAGAGATCAAGTCCGGCAACGCGTCCGCGAAGTGATGTTGGAGTTGCGATACCAGGTTGGTTCATTGGCTGTGTTACTTCGTTGTAAATTGGACGACCGCTGTCATTTAATGACATCAAGTTTGACCATTGTGAAGTGTTCACCAAAATGTTGCGAGCAAATGGATTTGCAAGACCAGCTGTTGCAGCATATACCGAAGCTGCGCCGCGACCGATAAATGCAAGAAGTTCCGCAGCTGTTGGATATGTTGCAATTGATGTTGCGTCAGCTGTTGCACCTGATACCAACACGCTGTTGGTGTAAGTGTCTTGCTGCTTAGCCATGGCTGCAACCATATTTGAGAGAAGCTCGTTGAAGAAGACGGGAGAAGTTCTCTGCAAGAGCTCTACGCTGAATTTTTGTTGTCCGGCGAATTTCTTGACATCGACTGATACGAAAGCTGAGTTCTGATCTGTCTCTGTGAATGCTGCATCTTCGGCGACTGTTCCGACGGCTGGAGCCACGGTGATCTTTGGAATCTCGAAAGTCATACCGGCATCTGGAAGTGTGCCGCGTGAGATTGCATCGATTGATGGACGAACTGTTGTTGAAAGTCCGTTGATTACTTCAGCAAGCTGGCGTGTTGGTACTAGACCAGCGTTGTCTGTTGTGTTGTCTGCCGCCATGATGTACTGACGAGCTGATTCGTTACCCATAGCAGCTTGAATCTTGTTTTCAAGATATTTTGCAGCTGTGATCTCGATGCGTGGTGATGAGTAAGCGACAGATTTTGCTGACGCTGTTACTGACTGCGCGGCTTCGACCGTCTCGACGGTTTCCGCGTTTGTGACGGTGTTATCCACTTCGTCTCCTTCTGTTGTTGGTTGTGGTGTTTCTTCTGCTTCTGCGGGTGCAGATTCAGAATCTTCTTCGCCTTCTGTGGCGGCTACTTCAGCGACACGGGCTGATCGGACAGCGGGTTCGCTGACAAGTGCGACGCCTGTAAGTTCTCCAGCTAGAACGCGCATAGTTCCATTCTTTTCTTGAATGTAATCATCGACAGCAAGTTCAATAGAGAAGCCATCGCGCAATCCGTCCATCGCTTCGACAAGTGCATCGGTTCCGGCGGTTGTGTTAGCGATCTTGAATGTTGCATTGATAGCGCCATCGCCATCAAGTGACATTGACATCGTTTTACCAATTCGACGAGTGCGATCGTGTTCAAGATTCAGAAATACATCTTTTGGCTCGATCGATCCCTTTGCAAATACGACTTTTCCAGTCGATGCATTTGCAGCTTCTTCAAATGCCACGATGCGTCCGGTGATTGTGCGCGACTCGGAATCCGCCGCGGTGATTGTCATTGGTGTTGTTAGCTTCATCCGATCATGTCCTCTTCTTCTCTGATTTCATCGATTGTCATCGCTCCAATACGGTTAAGAATTTCGTACACTTGCGCTCTTTCGTAAGGATTGCCGCGCAAGAAATCGTCTAAGTCATAACGGATGTATTGTGAAGCTGGAGTGAAATCCGTAAGACTGAGCCTCTGCTCAATAATTGTCAGCACCGGACGAATCGAGAAGTCAATTAAATCGCGGCGTTGATTTACTGCGTTCGAATATGTCATTGATGATGGATCAGCTGAAGCGAACCATGCCGGTAATCCAATGGCGCGACAGAGCTCAAGTGCAAGATATTGGCGAGCTTCATTCATCTGAAGATTTTTCGGATCGTAGCCAATCGTGTCCATCTTGATGTCTGCGTTCAAGAATGTAATAGCCTTTGAAGCTTTATTCTTAAAAGCGTTGATGAGTGATGCGACGCGATCCTTCGGAAGTTGTACGCCATTGGATGACAAGACAATTTGTGGAATTGGATTTAGCGCGAAATCATAAGCGGCTTTCTCAAGTGCGTGAGCTGCGCGAACTGTACGACCAGCGCGATTTAATAAGCCTTCCTGCATGTTTCCGAAGACGACAAGTTGATCGGCTGCAATTGGTACGCCATCAACGGTATAACTTTCAATCTGCGTTCCATTTGAATTTGTAAAGATTCCAACGCGTTCAGGCGCAATTCTTTCCATCGCTTGAATTCTTCCGGTGTCTGCATACCTAGCAGTAACCGCAGCATAAGCGGCTGGACGGAAAAGCAAATCTTCCGCAATCCAAGACCAAAATTCCGCACCGGTAATTCGTGGATCCGGTTGATGAATTACACGAAAAGATGGAACCGTTTCCCCAGTCTCTTTGACTTTAGTTTCCAATGGCAGCGAAGCCACGGTCGAGCAGATAATTCCTCTGGCGCGAGCTATTACGGGAACGCCCATAGCTTCGGATCGTGATGCGCTTTGAACGCCGCCGAAGAATGGAGCACCGATTGAATCGATCGAATTGACCGGAGCCAATGAAGCATCGATCATCGTTTCAGCGATTGGCTGTTTAGCGGTGACGAATAAATCTTTTAGACCCATGGCGGTAATTTTAGGGAACCGATACCACTACCCGATC